GCCAGAAGCGCGCTTCACGAAAAGCGTGCCTTGCAGCGCCGCCACGTTCATGATCGCCACGTTGATGTCAGACGCCAGCTTTTGCTTGGCCGCATCGCCCAGGCGTTGCTCCTGCAAGGCATCGCGCAATTCAGTGCCGGTCATCACCCAAGGCACGGAACGCTGGAAGCCAATCGTCGCCGGGACGGAAAGCTGCGTGTAATCGTCGAAATTGGCGGTCATATCGGTGCCAGCATAGCTGGTCGCGATGTAGGGCTGCGGGCGCCAAATGACGTTGTTTGTGCGCTCCATCATCACCTGATCGGTGTTATAGATCGCCACATTGCGGGAAAGAACCAGCGCATCCTGAAAGCCTTCAAGGATATTCTCGAAGGCGATGCGCTCTTCTTTGCTAAAACTGTTTGCCATGTTTCATGACCTCTTGGTTGAGAGATGGGAATTGTTGCCATGTCTCACCCATAAGGCCGGGCGGCTGCCGTTCTATGCCCTCTGCGATTTTCGGCTCGCGACACCTGGGCGCCAGCACTTTACGCCAGCGCCCAGCTTGGGGTCAATCATTTTTTCGCGGCATTGCGCTTTTGGGTTAAATAGGCAAGCACCTTAGTGCTATCGTTTGTTCGCGCGGCATCCTCGCGCAACCGCTCAAGGGTGCCATCCACGGCGCCGGACACAGACACGCCGCCGGTTGATCGGATCGGTTTTTCGGGCGCCGGTGGCGCTTTGCGAGGGGTAACTTTCAATTGCGCCTCCAATTTGGCAATAGCAAAAGTAAACTTGACGGGATCGGTAATCGCGGCCAATTCTTTGGCTTTGGCTTCATTCCGCCCCAGGGCATAAATCAATAAGGCAGGGTTTTCGGCGCCAGCCACAATGATGCTTTGCTGCGGTACCGTGAGCGTGGTTTGCGCTACGGCTTCCGCGTCCTCATAATCCGGCACGCGCAATTCAGTCTTGGCCTTGCCGTAGCCTTCCAGCTTGGCTTGCCAGGCTTTTTGCTGAGTCATAACTTCAGCTTCTTGCTTGGCGTTGGCTTCGTCGGCTTGTCGCTTGCGCTCAAACCAATTGGCCAGTGCTGTCTCGAATTGATCGGCGTCATAGTCGAAATCTTCGAGCTTTGGCTTGGTGCCCAACACGACTGGCTTGGTCTCGGTCGATGTGGTCTGGAGCTTGCTCTGAAGTTCTCGGTTCTGGCGCTGAAGTTCTCGATTCGTTTTGCGCAACTCGCGGACCCATTCGGGCGCGTGTGCTGGTTGTTCTTCGGGAGGTGGCGCTTCCTCACCAATGGACACGATCACATCGTCGTTGTCGCCTTCGTCTTCGGTGGCTTGGTCCTGTTCGCCTTCGGCTTGCGCTTGGGGCTGCTGGGTGTCTTCGCCTTCGAGGACGATGGTGTCATCGTCGGTGTTCTCGATCTCCTGATCTGCCTTTTGATTCATCTTTGACCCTGTGCAACTCACCCATTAAAACGGCTGGGCGGGGACCGTATGTGTGCAATTGTCACCCAATTGTGGGCTGATTGACAACTGGCTGTGTTTGTTGCTGAACAATGCCGCCGATTTGCTCGGCCAAATTCAGGGCGTGGTCTTGGGAATCCATGTCCACGTTGCTGAGTGTTTCCACGGTCTTGGCCCGGCTGAGTTCGGCGTCTGCGATGGTCTTGACGGTGTTGGCACGGGCCTGGGCGGCTTTGGCTGTGGCTTCTTCGGCTGCGGCTTGCAGGTAGACGGCGTTGGGGTCTTGCGGCTGGCCTTGCAGCTCGGCCATCATTTCCTGGGCCTCGTCATCGGTGGGCTTGATCACGCCCATGCGGAGCAGCTTCTTGCGGAAGTAGGCGTTGATGTCGCTGAGGCCTTCGCCTTCCATGTTCATCATGGCAGCGGCTGTGAGCACTTGGGCGGTGTCTGGGTCGGTGGTCATTTGCAACATGCCGGTGATGGAGCGCACGGTGGCGTCGCGGCGGCTGGTGCTGGATGGGCCGACCTCGGACACCACGTCAAAGGTGGCGCTGGACAGGTCGTTTTCCATGACCATCGCGCCTGTTTCTTGGTCGATGGCAGGCTGCATGAGCTGGACCATGCCGGACTGGCCGTCTTGGGCGATGGTTTTCATCTTGCGCTTGTCCTCGATGTAGATGTCCTTGGCCATGGATAGCCAGATCTCGCCACATCGCTTCATGCCCTTGGCAAAGTTGGACATGTAGATGAAGGCCTGGCCATCGAGGCGAGACTGGATCATCTCGACGGCTTTGCCCGAGATGTTGCTGACCATCTTGTCGGCCCCGGCTTGGTTGCCAAGGATGTCTTGCATGTCGGTTTCGGTGATCTGCAAGAGCGCGGCCATGGCCGGGGGGATGTTGGGGGCGCGGGTGTAGGCGACTGGCCCTGAAACGGCTTGGTTGCCGTTTTGGTCGGTGATTGGGTTGATGAGCAGGTAAGGGTAGTCCTTGAGATTGTCCTCGGACCACATCACCTGGTGGCCTGCTACTTGCTCAGGGGTCAGGATGGGCTTTTCCACGCTGGACAGGGCGCTGATCTCGCCCAGCTTGGACAGCTGCATGTTCTTGAGGCGCTGGGCGTCTTTGGCCAGGCGCACATGGCCCATGCAACGCTCGACGTTATCCACAAACCAGCGCTTACCGTAGACCACCACGATGGGGATGCACTTGCCTGCGATGTACCCGGCATCTTCCAAGATGCGACCGCCGGACATGATGTATTTGCGCACACGCTTGCGCTTGACACGCTTTTGGCGCACCTCGACTGTGCCGATGGCTGCCAGTGTTTCTTCGAGGGTCTCGTCTGCGTCGAAGTCGGCCTGGGTGTAGCGTTCCTCGGTGCCGTCGATGGCTTGGAAGATCCGGACGGTCTCGGTCTTTTCCTCGACCTTGTAGTACTCGGCCACATAGACCACATCGGGGGTGCACCAGTCAAATTCGTACTGGTGGATGATCTTGGGCCAGTCGGTGGGGTTGTCGCCCCATGTGTCTTTGTAGGCCTGGCGGGTCATGCTGGTGACAACGAAGCAGAACTTGGCGTCTGACTTGTCCTGGCGCTTGGCCCCGAGGTCAAAGAAGACCGAGCTGTCGGCGTCGAAGATGGGCTCGATGCGGATGCGCTGGCGGTCATCCTCGTCGTTTTCCTCGTCTTCGTAGACGGTGCGCAAACGCCACGCGCCGATGCCGCCGCCGACTGCTTCTTCAAAGGCGTTGTCATAAGCCTCATCGGCCACGGAGGCCTGCTCGTCTGCACGATAGAGGCCATCGCAGACATCGGCCAGCTTGTCGTTTTCTTGGCCGTCCTTGCTCACGAAGTCCACGGTGATGCGGTTGTTGCGGTACTCGTTGACCACCCGGATGACGGACAACATGATCTTGTTGACCTCGAACTTGGGTTTGTTCTCGTACTGGTCCCAAAGTGGGCCTTCCCACTGAGCGCCGGAGAGGCTGTAAAAGCGCCGGTCTTGGAGGCATTGCAAGCGTTCGTCACGCAGGGCTGACTGAACGTCATCAAACTGCGTGAGGGCTTCGGTGTGCAGATTTGCCAGGCGTTGGTCGTTGGAGAGTCGGGCCATGGTCGGGTGTCCTTGTGAATTGTGCGATTGTCTCACCAGCGGTGCGCTGTGGGCAATGGCGTAAATGAGGCGGGTTTGGCTGCACCTGCACGGCGCACGCCCTCGCAGGCGTAGCGCAGGGCGTCGATGACGTGGTTCTTCTTGTCTTCCAGCACGGGCAGGACTTTGCCTGTGAGGGTGTCGGTCTTGTAGCTGTACAGGGTCAGCTCGTCGATGGTGTGGGTGCAGCGCGGGTGGACGATGATGTCGTAGTTCTTCAGGAACTCGATGCCTTCCTCGACCGACTTTGGGCCTTTGACGGCGGTCATGATCTTGGGAAAGCCGTTGCGCTTCATGTGGCTGATGGTCTCGGGCCTGGCTGAGTCGGCCACGATGGGCCACTTCTCGGACTCGGGCACGGTCATGAACAGGTCGGGCGTGTTGACGATCTCGCAGCCGACCATGTAGGCCTCGTAGTCGATGTAGAGGTTGCGGCCAATGATGTGGCAGCGCACCAGCGTGGTGGGGTCAACGGCAAAGCCCCAGTCAGCGCCGAGGCGGTGAATGGCGTCAGGAGGTTCTTCAAACTCATCGACCCGCCAGTTCGTGAACAGTCGCTGTATGCTGTTTGTGAGA